CCGTGTCCTCGTAGAACCATCCGGTATCTTTGATATGGACGAATTTTTCGATGCATTACACGAATCCCCCCTCGACCGCTGGTATGAAATCGGAAATGTAATTACCATCGTAGATGCCGATCTGGAACAGACATTATCCGAATCTTCCCGTTATCTTCTCGCGTCGCAGGTAGCACAGGCTGGTGCCCTTTTATACAGTCATGTTCAGGAAGTAAGCTCGGAGAAACTTATCTCTACCAAAAACTATGTAGACCAATCCTTTGAGATTCTCCATACTGAAAAGAAACCAACTCCTTCTATTACAATAGAAAAAAACTGGGATGATTTAACCGATGCAGATTTCAAAGCCATCCTTTCCTCTGGCTATCATTCCGCAGATTACGCCAAATTATGGTTTGATGATAAGAAAACATACGACAGCTTATATTTTATGAATATGGATTTCACAGAAGAATTTCTGAAAGAGTCCTGCGAAAAAATCTTAAATGATCCTGCATGTGGAAAAGTATTTCGAATCAAGGGATTTCAGAAACTCTCTGATGGATCGTGGATTTCCCTCAACGTTACGCATCAAAAAACAGAAATTCAGCCAATTCCAAATGGTCAGGCAATCTTAATCGTCATTGGAGAAGGACTGAACCAGGCATCCATTGAAGGGTATTGGGGAAAGTCAAATATTTAATTCTGTTTTCATAATTTCTGCACACCTTTTGCACACCTAAGTGATTTTCAACCATTAAAAAACGGCGGAAACCCCTTGATTCTACGTGGTTTCCGCCAAATAAAAAAGATGCCCAGAGCCGGATTTCGAATTTCTTCCTATTATAATGCAAAGTCGCGCAAACGCAGGTGGTTAAACACTTTTTTGATATGTATTATAACTCACAAAATGCAAACATGCGCAGTATTTGTGCGCAGTAAATGCGCAGTAAATTATTTCTTGCTCTGCTTATAAATCTGATTTACTCCGGTAGAAGCAAGACCAGACATGATGCCAACCGAAATCGCTGTAATAATATCTTCCGCTGGGAAGCTCTTCATCACATACATAGCAGGTACTGCAATGATTCCTCCCACAATTCCTACGATTACCGGTATCACCTTATCGCTGATCTTCTTGCTCGCCTTACACCCGATTCCAACCAGATAACAAATGATCACGATCGGTAATACTGTTACATAATTTGATAAATCCATATTCATCATCCTTTCTTCTCTAAATTTTCTAAATCCTCAATTCTATGATTTGCGGTACGAATTTTCTCATTTGCGACCGCCTGTTGCTCCTCTAAACGATATGTACGTTCAACAACATTGTTGTGCTTGTCTACTCTTTTTGATAGCTCATCAAGCTTGTACTCTATCAATGCAATTGTTTCATCATGCTTTTTACTTGCAGCCTTTTGCTGATAGTGATTATTGATTAAGCATACGATCAATGTAACAAACGCCGCAATCATGGCAGATATTATTGATGTCATACCATCCCTCCTACTTCTTACGTTGCCAAATATATGGTGTTATCCTAGCTTGTGATTGTCCCCCATCATTATTAACATAGGACACATCTAATGTAACAGATCCCTGATTTTTCCATGTTCCATAATTAAATGGCGGGACAGCATTCTGATAAGTTAGTACACATGCATTTACTGGAAGTATTGGAACCGTAAAACTAGTGAACTCAGATTTCTTGTGATAACTATCATCATGATTATGATTAGTATTGCTTTTAGCACTAAGTGCTTGGTCAAGTGCAGCTTTTCTGTAATATAAATCATCATGTATATGTTCTGCTGGTGCCTTTTCTCCTGCAAGTTCTTTAACACCTCTTGCTCCTGCAAGCTGATTTGCTGCCGAATTTGCGTTGATTTCATCAGCAGAGTCAAGGATATTTAAAGAATTCAAATGTGTTTCACATGCGTTCTGGAACTGTTGCGCATAATAGATTGCTAAGTCTTTATATGTCGGACAGACCATAAACTGTGTTGATATCTTGGTCAGTGCTACGCCTGATACATAAACAGCATATAGCGGCATTTGATTTTTCAAATCACCATTTAAAATATTTCCACTTACTATTTCAGGAGCAGACGGCGTTCCCGCCGTTGCGGTCCCCTGTACAACTTCTAACTTTGCAGATTCAATACCTGATGCCGCATTTTTCTCGTAGGTCATTACGATCAGATCAATTCGATTTGTTCCTGCGGTACCTGTCGATATTGTCAAATCTTCATAAGTATTCGGTTCAATACGGATATGTCTACCCTGCATCAGCATATCGCCGTCAGAAATTCTAACTGTGTTGTTATTGATAATTGCTCCTGCAAATCTTGATCCGCTACTCATAACAAATTCTCCATCACCAAAAAAGGCAGCATTGAAGCTGCCCTGATCTGCTGATCTAATATGTTCTTTCCCGGCATACCCTGTTACTAAATGTGCCATAGTCTTTCCCTTCTTTCTCCGCTTAGTGAATAAGCGACATCCATGTATTATATCCAACAACACCATCAACTGTAAGCAGATTGTTTTTCTGATACTCTTTCACTACTGATTCTGTAGCTGTGTCAAATACCCCCGGACATGTGAGATCACACGCATATCCTTTAAGCATAAGCAAAATCTGCAGTGCAGTAACCATGTACTGTTTCTCGCCCTTTTTTACATAGTGCTTTCCAAGTGCGGCTTTAGTGGCAGATCCATAAATCCCATCAACCGCAAGTTTCGACTTATAGTCTAAGTTCATCGCTGTTTGTAACACCTTAATTCCTGCTTTTAAGGTCGCATTTCCACGAATACCATCCGTTACGATTCCGGCACCGGCAAAATTATTCGCATGGATCTGTCCGGCACGAATGATAGCGCCCTTACCAGCGATATGTTGAATCTGCTGTATAGATTCAGTCTTCGATGGGATATTCTCGGATACTTTCACCACTTCTCCAAACGGAAAGTTTTTTCCGGGGCATGCAGTCTTACTCACATCACTATGCTTTCTGAATCGAGTAATTCCATATTCCTTGCGAAGCCATGAAACAACTTCTTTCAAAGCCTGCTTCTGTGCTTCTGGCATCTGCTCATTTTCAAAATTTCCTTCACAACAAACTCCAATCGTGTTGTAATTCACACCAGATGCATGTGCGCCGATCATATCGATTGGTCTGCCCTTGTATACTTTGCCATCTAAACGAATATAGATATGATACCCAATGCCAGACCATCCATTTGCAAGATGCATTCTGTGAATATCCTCTACACTACCGTGACATGCAGCATGATGAAATACAGCTCCTCCATCTGTGCTTTTTCTCTTTGTAAGAGATTTAAACTTTAAATGTGTGTCAATTATCTGCATAATAATCAGCCTCCTTCTTTTTATTTTATGCAATCACAGTTGTCATTGCAGCATCGTCCTCTTCAACCTTACTTTCTAAATCATCCAAACTGTTTAATGTATTAACCTTTTCTTCAATTCGGGATATGTATTCTAATACAGCATCCATTTTAGTTGTGATTTCATCTGTCCCTGAAAAATCAATTGAGGTAGCCGTCGAACAACAAATTGATGAAATTCCAGTCAACAGTCCTTTAATCTCATCTGTAGTCATCTTTCTTTCAACATCCGTCATGTGCTACTCCTCTCCGATCATGAATTCAATTGCGAGACATGCTGCTGGTGTGATGTTCTCTGGCAGATCATCAGCTGTAATCGTGTTGATTTCCAGCGACGCTTCGACTGAACCGATCTCATTAAACTCTTTGATGAACTCGTCCCAGTTCGGATTTGAACGGTTCATAGTAACTCCGTCGTCAGAGTACTTTCGTATCAGCTCATCACGAGCCTTGTCATACTCCACAAGATCCTCATCAATTTTCTTGATATTACGAGCAACGGACAGTCCTGCCTTACGCGAGAACGCAAGATCTAAGATGCCATTATTGGCGATCAACTGACGAATATCAAACAGTTTGCTTAATGTTGTAATGTATTTTTTCATAATGTTTTGACTCCTCGCTTCATAAAGTAGTAGTGTTTATAGACCCTCTCCAAGGTCTTTATTATTTAACTTTTACTAAGTACCACCCGCAATGACATGCTCTAACTCCTGACATACTGTTGTATACCCTCAAATAAAAATTAGTGTTACTACTAACATTTATAACAACTGGGGAACTACAGCATGCCCTATCCATATTATCATCTGACATATAAGCCCCCGCATCAGTAGCTCCACTATTAGTTGAAAAAACCATAACCATTCTGGATGCAGGAGTTCCATACATCTTTGCAAACACTATTCCGACATATGTTCCAGCAGGAAGTGTCACGCTAGCAGGGGTATTCCATCCGCCACATGTAATATTAACATTTTTGTCATATCCATATATAGGTGCCGAAATACCACCAGCACTATTAGCATAATTTGCAGATTTAGCATAGTTTACGCTAAAGTTTGATGGATTATATACATACATGTTTGCACCATCATTTCCACCCCACAACCAACTTGGCTGTCCGCCTTGTCCAGACCAATTCCATTTCATACCATTGATTGTTCCTGAGACGGTGAGGTTGCCCGACACAGATAATACGTCAGCAGATAGTATAGACGCATGTGTTCCATTCGGATTCGAATAAAAATACCCTTCATTTTCATATCCCTCTGCCATATATATGCCCAAAGCATTAAAATCTCCTCGAAACTTTTCAGATTGACAAGCAATTCCATCAGAACCTATCTGTGTAGCTATGGTTCCTATTTTATCGCCATAACCAATGGGAACATTCGTTGAGGTTAAAGCGATATACGCTAATTTGCTTCCATCGCTAGTGATATTCACGCTTCCGCCAGTAATAGTCGCCTTAGATGAGACTATTTCGCCCTCGAATTTACCGCTCGTAGCATATATCTCGCCAGTAAACTTACCATTTTTCGCCTCTATTGAGCCATCTTCCAGCACTTTGAAATTCTCATTGGCGGTGACAAGACCTTCGAGACTGATTTTTTCAGCCTTGATTGAAATCTCCTCTGCCGACTGGTTGATTTCAGAAATGATTTTTTTCTTTTGAACCATTCCTTCTGGCGTAGCACCTACACTGTACGACGTTGATGTTGTGTTGTCCGTATAGGTGATGATCGTCCTTGTCCAAAGATATGGCTTTGATGTGTCCGCAGCCGGTATCGACGCAGACCATGTCCCGGTTGGAACCGTAGTTCCTGATGCTCCAGCTTGGTATGTTACTGCCGTGGATTTGATACCTTTTCCAGCTGCTCCATCCTTGCCGTTCGTTCCATTGGTTCCATTCGTACCGTTCGTTCCATTACGCCCAACTGAATATGATGTAGATGTTGTGTTGTCTGTATAGGTGATAATCGTTCTTGTCCAAAGATACTGTCCTGCTGATACCGTTGGAATCGTCGTACTCCACGTCCCAGTTGGGGTTGTTGTACCGCTAGACGATGCCTGATAAGTCACCACAGTTGATTTAACACCTTTCCCGGTTGCACCGGTATCACCCTTCGCTCCGGTAGCTCCCTTATCTCCATACACACCAATAACCTTCTTTGCAGTATCTACCGAAGTATTGTTCGTATATGTGATCGTTTCATAGTTCCAAAGGTACTTGTTTGTTGCTGTCATCGTCGGTACTGTTGTAGACCATGATGTTGGTACTTTGGTATTCGAGGTTGATACAGCATAAAACTCCTCTATCTCCTTAATTCCTATTCCGTCAGTTCCATTCGTGCCATCACTTCCGTCCTTACCATCGGCTCCCGGATTTCCTCTATCACCATACGCACCTATAATACATGGCATTGATGTACTTACGATCGTTCCATCTGACAGTTTTACAACTTCATAATTCCATAAATATTTTTTACTTGCAGAAACTGACTGCACCGTTGTTGTCCATCCAGATGTTTTTGCGGTGACACCGCTTGAAGCAGATGTTGCCAAATAATAGTTGATAACTTCACTGATACTCTTACCGTCGACGCCATCCTTACCGTCAGCTCCCGGTGCGCCATCTGCGCCCTTATCTCCTTGGTCGCCTTTTTCTCCCTTCGCTCCGGCAGCTCCGTCTTGTCCTTTGTCGCCTTTCGGTATCACGAAATCAAGAATCATATTCTTGTTGTCTCCGGCATTTTTCACTTCCGCATCTGAACCAGCGCCACCTGTTGTCACTGATCCTATTTTGATGCTCACTGTCTGCCCAGATTCAGATCCGTCACCAGAAGATGGATATGGTCCCGCAGACACGCTCACTGTATCTGCTTCACAATCATAAGATATTGATGTACTGTTATTACTGATATTGACTATTTTCTTAGATACGGACGCAACTACATAAGTTCCTGTAATCTGCTCTCTTGCCCCTACCTTGTCATTTACATCAAATATATATTGATCGTTACTGTCCAACGAAAAATCGACCGAGTCACTTGCAAAAGACTCTGTTATCTTATCAATTCCACCCTGAATCAAATCCTCATCTGATTCAGCATTGGAATTGTCGTAGATCTCACACATCTCATCCAATCCGGTAAGTGTCTGTGTTCCACTGATATTACCAAGCAAATCGCAGTAAATGTGAATTACTCGTCTATCTTTCAGGTCACCTCGTCCAAGACATATAACATGATTGATATGCTTGCTATTTCTCTTAATTGTGAAACTTATCTGATCTGTATCAAACTGCTCATCCTGACTATAATCAGCAAGAGGACTTGCCGATAACTCAACAAATCCTCTATTAAATACCATATTCAGTTTTGCATTGTATGCTTTCAGCATCTTTATGATGCCTGTATAACCCTTTATATAACGATTCATCTGATAAGATGATATCTGTATCTTTGAGTTCAAAGTGCTTACCTTGAACAGCTCCGAAAGTCCCATCCGTTCAATCAAAAGCTTTAACACTTCGTTTGCTTCTCCAGATACGATCAAATAGTCTTCGCCTTCATCTGGTTGCAACACTTTAGACTCAAGTATGCCGTGCCATGTACGACCTGAGTATGTTACAGTCGTCTCATCTGTATCAACGCCAACGGAATCTATCACTCCGCCATATTCTTCGCCCTCAAAATAAAGATAATAACCAGTTTTACATACGTTATTATTGATATTTACTTTGCATTCAAAATCATTCTCGTCGCTTCCATATGCAAGATCTAATGTATAATCTTTGAGCACATCGATATCTTTTTTGGATTCATTCATATAAATTAAGTCCATCTTGGTATGCTCCTCTCTTCCAACAATGTAATATCAAATATCAGATTTGACGAAGTAGCTACATCCATTACGCCCGGCGGGATCTTTTGAAATATGTAAGAATCTCTATTTCGCAGATCAAAACAATTCCGCTGACTACCGTCGCTTTCATACAAGATTATTGTCTTTTCTACAGAGTCAATCGTCAGGTACTCGTTTGCTTCAATATCAACATCCACCGAATACATATGTCCTCCAAGCAATATCTCTGGACTTTTGCATGGTCCATAAATACGCATCCGAAAATTTGTATTTACAAAATCCGCATTTTGCAGTTTTTTACCAAGAATATTTGATGTGTAATCATATGGATGATCGTTATTATAGTCTAAGTTTTTACCAACTATCTCCTCATTTGAATTGAATGTAATAATCGTTTCTTTTATCCATTGCGGATAATCCGTCTGAATCGTCAACGTATTCTTCATGTATCGCTTATTATAGGTGTATTTTGACGCCTTACATCCTGTGACATAACACCGCATATAGTAATCGCCAATATAGAGTTTTCCATGTTTTCTGGCAACTACATCCTTTTCACACACCTCAAACAAACGATTTCTACTTTCTGTGCCCTCGTCATCATTTCTACATGCAAAAACGACTGGCAACGACTTCTTGACAATTCCCATCTTAAATGACGATATTTTGTCATTCATGCTTGTAGCTGTCCATGCGAAATCATGCAGATCGTTCTCATTGATATAGATGCCATTCACACCAAATTCAATTACCTCGTTCATATGATTGACATATCGTGCTTTTTCTATCAAGTTGCCGTCACCTCTTTTACCATTCTTGCAAATTCTCTCTTATCAACTTTCATATTCACGGATTCCATACCCTCAAGTATCAGATCCGGAAGCCGCTCTAACAGCTCATATATAAGCTCAAGCAGTGCATTGTCATTTTTGCTTCCAGATGATGACTGACCATAATCTAACGCATTCTTCATATCCTGCGCTACTCGCGAAATCCACATACGGTTCTGGTGCAGCGGTACAACGGCTTCCGCTCCGTCACCTTCCAGAAGTGCAATCTCACCTTTCTCAACAACACCGCCTTTTGCATGCTTTCTAGCTGTAAAACTTCCTGTATTTCCAGAGCCTGTTGCTTGCGCCGCTTTATTTGCAATATTCTGAGCCACACCACCAACATTTATATTCAGTGTGAAAATACTCTTTACAAATTCTTTTGTCCACGCAGCTATATCCGGGGCAATTGCTTTCATACCTTCCCACAATTTATTCATAAGTCGTTTTCCTGCTTCCCACATTTCACCAAGGCACTGACCTATAGCGGATACAATGCCTGTAATAATCTGCGGTACCTTACCTGCAATGCTTACTATAATCTGTGGTAAATTAGTTACAAGCGCCATAAAAAGCTCAACGCCTGCGGCAATAATATCATCAATATGATCTAGCAATGCACCTGTAATTCCCTCTATGATCTGTGGCAGTGCCTTACAAATCGTATCGATAATCTGTGGCAATGCATCAATCAGAGCTACAAGTAGCTTAATGCCCGCCTGAATAATCTCATCAATATGTGAAAGCAGCGCCTCAATTATACTCGATATAATCTGCGGTAATACTGCAACAATCGACTGTATAATCTGTGGCAATGCATCAACCAAGGATGTCAATAATTCAATTCCGCACTCGATGATCATCGGGATTTCAGAAAGCAAGCTTTCTACCCCCTGATTGATAATATCCGGCAACACACTCAACAACTGTGGCACCCCCTGCAAAATTCCTTTTACAAGTCCAAGAAGTAACTGCAATCCTGTTTGAATAATCTGCGGTTCATTCTTATAAAACGTCATAGCCAGCTTGCTGACAATATCAATTGCCGTCGATAATATGTTTGGAATGCCATTCGTAAGCCCCTGCGCTAAGCTCTGTATCAGCTGAATACCTGCAGTAAGTATATCCGGCAATGCTTCTACAAGTCCGGATACAATCGCACCCGCTATCGTAACAGCCGCTTCGATGATCAGTGGCAGATTGTCCACTATCACCTCAATCAGCTGATTGATAATGTCCTTAAAGCATGGTATCAGCTCTGGCACCGCCTTAAGCAATCCATCCAGCAACGCCCGGATCATGCTGGTGCCTGCTTTGATCATACTCGGTAACGTTGTTGATACGATATTCGGTACTGTCTTTGCAATAATCGGTGCAAGCTTCTCTACGAGCGTACCAACGCCCTTCAAGGCAATTTCCACTCGTGGCAGAATATTATTACCGGCAGTCGTAACGGATTCTACAAAATTATTGACAAGTACATCGAAATCCTGCGTATCATCAGCGATTCCAACGACAAGATTCTGCCATGCCGCCTTCGTCATGTTCACAGATCCCTGAATAGTTGTTGCCGCTTCCTTTGCAGTAGTTCCTGTGATGCCCATCTCTGTCTGCACAACATGGATAGCATCTACGATATCCGCATATGATGATAGATCAAACTTCTGTCCTGATAGCTTCTTCGCATCTTCCAAAAGTCGCTGCATCTCTTCCTTGGTACCGCCATAGCCGAGCTTCAAGTTATCGAGCATCGTGTAGTTCTGCTTTGCGAATCCCTGATATGCATTCTGGATGGATTCCATCGAGGTACCCATCTTATTTGCATTATCGGACATATCTGTGATCGCTACATTTGCCTTTTCAGCCGCTGCCTTTGTATCTCCATCCAAGCTCTGTAACAACGACGCCGAAAAGCCTGTGACAGTTTCCATATATTCATTTGCGGACAATCCAGCCGTCTGATATGCATTTGCAGCATATTTCTGTACTTCACTTGCTGAATCCTTGAACAGCGTCTCGACACCGCCGACAAGCTGCTCATAATCCGAATATGCCGTCACAGCACTCTTCACAAGTGCCGCCGTTGCTGTTGCTGCTGCCGTTGCCGCCGCAGCGCCCCACTTTGCAAATGTTCCAATGCCCTTCAGAAGAGCTTGTCCTACGCCGGATGCCTTACCCGCAACAGAATCTAAACCATCCTCAGTTTCTGCCTGACCTTTGAGTGCAATTCGTCCAAAGATCTTAAATAATTCCATCGCATTCTCCTTATACCAATTCAATGCCGAATGCATTCATTGAATTTTCCACCATCGCTTTGATTTCTTCGTCAGATAGTGATTTCTGAGATGATGCCTGATCACGTACACGATTTACGAAATCCTCATAGGATTCTCCCTGCACCTTGTTCAAGAAAAACTCCCACAGCACATCCTCTTCGGTATCCTTGTTCGTCCGCTTCACAATTGAATCCACGAACTCTACCAAGCGATCTGTCGCAATCATCTCATCCAAAAATAGAAAAGGACTTGCATATCGCTTGAATAGCAAGTCCCAAAACTCTAAATCACCTACCCGATAGATTTCAAAGCAACCTTGAAAAAATCTGCGAATCCACTCTGTCTGACAACGTCCATAATCATCGCAATGAATGTTCCCGGATTCATATCTTCGAGTTCCTTCACAGTCATACCTGACAGATTCGAAAGAAGCTGATAGATGTATTTCTCAGCATTCGGAAGATTCGACAGGATAACATCGCCAATCTCAAATGCAATGCCCATACCGAGCTCTTCTACATCTTCCATCGTGATATTCTGATTCTGTTTCGATTTTTCTATCAGGCGCTTAGTTGCATCCGATGAAAAGCAGTCAGAAAACTTGCTGATTCCGACAGATGATATAATCTTCATCATCGGAAAGATATCTTTCGATTTCAGAGTTCGAAGCGTGTATGGCTTTTTCTCTTCCTGTACATGTTCCTCCACTGTTCCCTGCATTACTTCTGTTTCTGTTGTCATTTCCTTTTCCATAGTTACTTATCCTCCTAATATTCGGTATTACGCTGCATCATCCAGCAACTGATCAACTGTATTACTCTCAACAACTTCCTTCGGCATATAGATATGATACGGAAGCACATTCGTCATAGCGCCTGCCTTGAGCTCAGCATAGCAATCGAATGTCGTTGGGATTGTTGATGCTTCTTTGTTCTTCGTATCTGCCGACAATCCAGATGTACAAAGTGCATAATCAAATAATACGATCACAGGTGTTCCGTTCGTCTTGTATCCGACGCATGCAAAATTATCGACATAATCGCTGTCTTCGATTGTTGCCTTGGATTCAATCACATCCATTGTTTCATCTACCGACGTGCCTTCCTTTCCGATTGTTGTTGCCTTCAACCAGTCCTTTGTGAGTTCGACCATGTTCGTCTCAACCTTTGCCGTCTCGCCGACTTTCTGCACAAGTCCCTTCGCATTAACAAGCACACCATCAACCGAGATGTTTGTAATCTCTGGAGCAATCGTGAACTTTGTACCGCCAGATGTAGCACCAAGCAAAGTACCTGTCCACACCTTCTTGCTTGTGTCATACTTAAAGTTTTTGTACAGCACACACGCATTTAACAGTATCCGTTTCGGCGTATTCTCTGTTACACCAGATACGCATAATTCTCTCCATGTGTTTTCTGCCATTTATATCACCTTCCATTCTTTTATAGTCAGATTGATCTGAATTCTCTTCAATGTCCCATCTCCGGTCGGTACCGAAAATGCATTTGAATAAAAAACAGCCACACACGAACCATCCTGATTCATGCGTGACTGTGGTAAGAATCTCTCTATTGTTTCTTTGTCCTGCTCAAATAGAATCGGATTCCCACGTGTCCATCCATTCAATATAAATGTTGTCCCCTGACTTCCATCCTCTTCCTTTGTCGGAGAATCATCTTCCATGTACTCACCAACATAATATCGGTCTGGTATTTCGCCAACCCATTCTCCGAATTGGTATGGAATCCCGCTGGACTTCATTAGTTCACCAACATAATTTAATGCTGCTATACTCATTATTTCAACTCTCCAAATATTTCATTTGCACGATTTTGAATTGCACCATTCGTAGCCTTGAAGGCTTTTTCAAGCGGTCTGTTCGGTGTCTTACCATGTGTGAAGTGTCCATTTCCCTTCTTATCCTCATAATACCAGCCGCCTTTACGACCATTACCATTCACGGCATATTCGCCAGTACCGAACTCTTCCCAGATGGCATTTTCTTCTGGAGATCCAACTGTTGCTTCTAATTCAGATTCATCGACTACATAAGTGTATGAACCCCTTGTCTCTCCAGTATCTACTCTGGATGCATTGTGTACAGCCGTCTGCACTTCTCCTGCCGCTTCTTCAAGAAATGCAATCGCCTTTTCTCTGATTGCCTTCTTGATCCGTATAGAATTGTTCTCAAACTCTACATCGGACATATTACTGACCTCCTGTGTATTTCAGATAGATTTCCAACTGCTTATGCAGTTCCATCGGATCGTCAATCACCATGATGTCATACACCTTGTCATTGATCACCATCCGACTGTTCTCCGCCTTGATGCGGCTGTCGAGCTTCTTATAGTCTGCAAGGAACACGTGCGTAGATTCCTGAATCTTAGCATTGTATGTTGTGTACTTGCTGTCTCCTGTCGATAGATCAAGATACCCTGTTATATCATCCACAGTCTCCCATGTCTTATCGCATGAACCGATGATATTCGTCTCTGTCTTACAGAGCTGAATCTGACCGGTTATATTTCCGCCAATCATCTAATCACCATCCATTTAAAATCTCGCTTTCATATACGGCTTCAGGAATCCAAGAAGTGACTTTGGGTATCCCATAAGCGAATTATCGCCATCCATGTTGAAATACGTCACAGAATGTCGGCTAAGTGTCTCCGACTGAATACCGACCTTGTCCCGGTTCTCGATATCCCATTTCAGCATATTTGCTACACCGAGCTTCACATCCATAGGATATTTGACCTTCGTTACAAGTACACATATTTCATCCGAAAGTTGCTCATCAAAATCCATATGTGCATTGTCCATATCAATGCCTTTGATCACATACAATCCATCGTTATACAACGATTCCGATATTTGTACGGTGTCACCCACTGCAAACAGATTCGATGCACCCTGCAGCACTCCGCTCTTGACCTCTGCATTAAATCGTCTGTTTCTGTCTTGGAAGTTATTGTTTGTATACTTCCGTATAAGAAGCTCCAGTGCCTGAAGCTTTGCTTCAAGCACCGTATCCTTCGCAGTAATATCAATATATGATTTCAACTCTTCAACGGTCATAATCATATGATCACCGCCTTACTGCTGCTCTGTGACAGTATATCCGTCATGCTCCTTAAACCATGATGCCATACGCTCACTCTCGATCACAGCCTGTCCATTTGCAAACTGGACGCCACCGGCACCAACTCCGCAATAAGCAGGCGCATTGTTAACGACTACAAGCCACTTTTCAGTCTTTTTCTCTGTCTTTGCTGGCATATTTATCACCTATCCTCTCTTTGCTTACGCAATCTTGATGTTACGAAGTACACCTGCATGCTGTGTATTCTTCAACACGGTTGCAGCAATCATCTCAACTTCTGCGTCCTTTACTGTTCCCGGCTTGCTGAAATCAGGCAGGTACTTGTTGATAACCGAACCACCATTCAAGCTGATGCCATGGAAACCATCGTTCACATCGAACTTGACTGTATAGATGTCTGTCAGTCCTGTTGTTGCTGTCTCTGCTGATCCGATCTTTCTGCTGATTCCCTTCTTTACAACCGAATTTGCGGTCGCATCGCTTCCGCTCACAGTATAATGATTCTGCATGTCAACGAACTTGACACCATCCAGCGTTGTAATACGCTTTCCGAATGCTTCTTCGCTCTCTGTCTTATAGCCGAGCACACGAGCAACAGTCTGGATCTTTGTAATCATCTCTGTGTTCGTAAGAACAGCATCTGCAGCGGTTGTCTGGATCAGAAGCGAAAGTGCTTCATAGAACTCGTCCGCATTTGCCTTGATCTTGTCAATTGTAGACAAGTCAATGGACTTGGATGCTCCATACTCTGTTGCTGTTCCTGCAAGCATAGAATCCAGTCCCTGAAATTCTGGATGATCTGTGGATGCAGTTGTAGTTGCATCACCATTGATCAGTGTATAGTGGAATAGAGAAACAATCGCCTTGATATGTTCCTCAATCTGGTATGCAAGGTTGTCGAAGTTTCCTGCCACCATATTAAGCACTCTGTCCATCTGTACAGCGCCGCCCATAATAGCAAGGTTTGCTTCGCACTCCTGCTTTGTAGCTACAGAGTTTGTATAAGAACCGCCAAGCTTACGGAATTCTGCTGTAGCTGGAAGCACCTTTCTAAGATACTTGTATTTCATTGTTGAGCCACCGCCTGATGCAGATACACAATCGTCAAACGGAAGCATCTGGAGCACGGTAGACTGTCTCAGGAAGATATCCACAATCTGTGAGAATACCTTATCGCTCATACCCTTCTTCATTTCTTCTAATGTCATTGCCATAGTATTTCACCTTTCCTTTCTTAGCCGTTCGTTGCGGCTTCATACTGCTGTTTCAGCGCTTCTGCTAAATCCTTAGGCTCTGCAGAACCGCCAGCCGGATCTCCCTTGTCCAGCTTATTCTCAATAATCTGTCGACTTCCACCTTCAGAACTCTCAAAGTGTGTTGGGAACTGCGTCTTGAGAGTAGTGAGCATATCATCCCATCCTTTGATGTTGCCATCATCGTCGATTTTGAGCTCTTCGCCCTTCTCTTTCAGCATCTCCTTGATCTTGAAGGTCATATAATCGGTATCATCCGTCTTAGCTGATAGCAAAGCGACTTTCAAAGCGGAGCTGACCTTTGTCTCTTCCAGTTCCTGCTGCAAGCGGGCATTCTCCGTCTCATACGTTGAAATCTTCTGCTGCATACCTTCATCACCCTTGGAAGCCTTCTTCAGTTCTTCAATGAGCTTATTTGCGTTGCCAATCTCCGTGTCTTTGCCGTTGATCAGACCATTCAATCTCTCGGTTTCGGAATCATACTTCTCTTTACTGATGTAATTTCCTTCCGACAGATCCGCAAATCGAACATGCTTGAGCTTGTCCTCTTCCTTCGAGTTCTGCTCATCAATCTTCGCCTGCACCTGTTTGTACAGTTCTTCTCCTAACACATCTTTCAGTTCCATAGTTTCCATCCTTTCTTGACTTTAATCGCAGTCACGCATGGCAGTTATCACTCTTGCCGGAGTAAGTATTCGTCACAGTTTAATCGCCTTAAGCCGATTTTGGGCATAAAAAAAGACCACGTTTTAATCATGGTCTAAATTACATAATTATTTTGTTACACAGAAAAAGCACCCTGCTACTGCTGAGTGCTTTCGTCTAATTTACCTTTGAACTAATATAGTTCTCATATTCTTCTGGTATTCCAATATCATATTTTTTGTAATAGTGTAAGAAATCAGCTGGAAATGTAAAATCCCCATCTTCGTATATTCCTGCTTGCGGTATTTCTTCCCCATCAAATATATCTTCGGTAGACATAGGCGCAACAGCCGAAATAGAAAGACTTTCCAGATATTTTAATATCTTATCTCTGCTAATATGATTTTTGATTTTCTTATAATCATCAAAATCATCTTCGCATTTTCCATATTTCATTCCTTTGAAAAATCCAAAAAATGTCATACTATCACCGCTTTCCTTGTGGCTTAAATGTTTTCATTGTTCCACTTCCGTCATAACCTACTTTGAAATGTCCGTCCTCATAAACATACAGCACATCTGTAGGAGCTTCTACCTCAACGCCTAGCGAATTAGCAAGCTGTTGAGCAAATCCATCATCCGATGCACCTGTACTGCATGATAACATTCGTACTTTTTGACCATTGTACTTTTCATTATGAGAAATAACTCTGGCCACATCTCTTGCAGACATATTTTTTCCTTTTTCCCCATATTCTATATAATCAGGGCTTCCATGCGCTGCAAAATCAAAATAACCGCTTTTTGCAGGTATCTTATCAAGTACCTTTCTCTCGTATGGAGTTATCATTTTATTGATATCTGCTAATGTTATTGTACCATTTTCCACGCTATTTGCAATAGCGGTTTTCTTGAAATATTTATCAGTAATTTCAAGAACTTTTTTAGAATATGTTAAATCAGTTCCGTATTTCGAAGGTAGTTCCATTCCTAATTCAACCATTTTTGCTTGCGTAAAGGCTTCTGCAAAAAACTCATCTGGGAATTTCATTTCACTATGTTCATACGAACTAATCCATCTTTTTGTATCATCGCCTACATCTTTTCGATATGCACTTCTAACTTTTTTTATTTCCTTCCAAAAATCTTGATTGTGCGTAAGTCCACATTTATCTGCATTAGTCCCCGCTAACGTATGTGCAAACTCATGTATCGCATCTTCATTAAACGCTGAATTCAACCGCATCAGAGTACCAGGCATATTTACATCCCCTGCGGCTTTCACTGCTCCAACTGTTACCTTTTGCAGTCTTGTACGATATTCATTTGCCAAATCTGATATAATCTGTTGTTGCTGTTTATGCTTATCGGACTTTCCCTTCCAATCAAAAGAAATAACCTCTCCGTCTTTGTTTGTAGGTACTGTTTTCTTCTTATACATCGGATTGTTATCCAGCAACCGCTTATACTTCTCATATTCCTTATCTGTCATGGAATTAAGCATCTTCTCGAAGTTCTTGCCATATTTCTTCTCCATTGCCGTAACGTGCTGCATATATTCGATATTCTCATCGGACCAGTATACCTTCTTCCACTCCGCATACTCTTCCGGAGATTCGAAAGCGACTGTTTCCTTCGAGAAGTTATCCATCTTCACAATACCGCAGTTAAGCGCCCATCTCGCTCTCTGATCAAGGCAACATCTGCAATTACAATCCTGTGATGGATCACCAAACAATCCAGGAGCTTCTGCCTTATATCCGGCAATCTCAAACATCTCGCCGACTTCTCTCATCTGTCCATCCAATTCTCGGTGTTCGGATCTGGTTCTTCCGTCGAGAACTGCATTCCATTGTTTCACGACCTCTGCACCACGATCGATTGCTCTCTTCTGTGCGTCTAATGCGGCACGATTCTGTATGCGGTGCCCTTCTGTCCGGGCAATCCGGATTGAATTGTTGTACGCCTTCTGGAACGGCGTATGCTTCATATTCCGTGCAAGGTTCGATGCAATGTTGCTCCACGTCATGCCCTGCGCAATTCCTCTCGATACTTCCTGCCGCACGGATTTCTTGATTGCCTTAACATCTTCGCCCAGTCGATCATACAGAGACGTGGATAGCTGAGAGTCAAGTACCACTGCCCTTGTCACAGCTTCTTGGTCTATCGGCATCACAAGCGGGATTCCCTGCCCTTGCATATCATACATAGAGCCGAGATATCCATCCTGATAACTCCGTGTCAGATAATCGGATACAGTTGCATATGAATCTGATTGCAGATTTGTAAGTGCTCCTTCCAACTGCGCCTTGATTGCTTCCTGATATTGCTTCTGATATATGATTGACTTTAAATTCTCTGGTTCAAGATCTGCCCGCATTGATAACTCCTGTATCTTTGCTTCACAATCTCTTAGAGCCTGCTCATATACACTTTTTAACTGTGCAATAACCTCTTCTTCACTATTCAGCTGTGCTTGTAGAACTTCCTTCTGTCGCTTGTTCACTCGTCACAACTCCATCCAATAGCCGCTTGGCATCCGCTGTATCTTTTTCTGCGTCCTGCGGCAGCTTGTCCTTGATCTCTTCATAGTCAATATCTAACTCATCACAAATAGCCTTGATAATCGTCTCATCATCTAATGTATCCGCTAAAGACATGATCGTGTTGATTACAACCTGATGTGCCTGCGCTTCCGTAAGCTTGATCTGTGCATTCTCCTGAGCATTGCTCATAATCACATGCTCAAACTTGAAATACACATCGGAATCCTGATAACCCTTCTTCTCTGTCTTATTGATCTCTTCAATTACAATCCGTACAAGGTGCCGGAGTAGCTTCTTCAACCGGATCTCAAGCTTATTACACTGCAGTTCCAAGAGCGAATATGCCGCCTTGATTGCAATGTTGGTCGTTGCAGCCGTATCCTTCAATCCTGCTGTATTCAGTCCCATACCGAAGCGGTAGATGTTCTTCTCATCAAGCTCCATCTTCTCTTTACGTGCCTGATACGGCACATCAACTGTCTTGATGTCGACATCGCCATTCTCTCCTGTGCCGATTATCTTCTTTGTCTTGAGATTCGTCTGCAACTCGTCCATGTTGTCGCCTTCGTATCCCTTAACCACATGCAAAGGGGTGTCGAAATCAATCAGGTTATTGGATAAGCTCGATGCCATCAGATCATAATCATCAATCAGCGGTTTAATCGGTCGCAGAGACGAATGTTGCTTCTTGTTATTATCCAGCCGGAAGAACGGAATAAATCCGAGCGATTCATAGTATGTATCATCTTCCTTCTTGTACAGAATATGCGGTCTTGGATTGATCTCTACGGAATCATCAATCATGAGTTCGCCGTCGTCAACCATCGCATAGTATGTCGTGTCTTTCTCACTCCATACCTGCACACGTGTTATAACCTTGTGTCCTTTATCTATACGGTCCGTATAGTAGTAAATCACATAGGCACATCCATCGTCCGTGTCTTTCTCACGTACTTCGATAACGCCCATGGAATCAGCTGTCGCAAATGCGTATTTATCACTTGCATCCTTGTATGCATATATATACGAAAATCCCTTTACCTTGCAGTCTGTGATGCACTCCGCCAGCTCATCCATGAAGATGTCGTTGTTATTGAAATACTTATCCATATGCTTCTGGAGCTCCGGATCATCCGATAATACAATGCGTTCTCCGTTTCGATTTCCGGATAATATATACTGCACCGCCTGATCTACCAGCTCCGTAAAGAAGAGGTGCGGTATCTTCACATTGCTTCGAGTCTTATCTTCAACCAGATTGCCATCTGCATTGTAATAAAATAAGCGGTACTGCTTGATGTCATTGTCGCCGTCATAATACCGCTCACCAACCTTTGCAAACCGCTTCTTCTCACTCGTTTTATCGTCGTCTATGAACTTTTTAATCTCATCTACTGTAAGCACATTCTTTGCCCTTTCTAACTAACTAAAAAATCCATGATTGACGCTTACGCCATCCTTCAATGCCATATCGAAGTGCCGCCATCGCATCATCCATGATTGGAACCGGCTCGTCAGTATACTCACCTGTCCGTTCGTCCTTTTTCCATTTCCATTGCTGCAGCTCCTTAATTGTATTTACACAATGAGGTGCAACAAATATTCTTCTTCGTATAATGTGGTTCTTATCGACCACGCCCTTGAGCCAGTCTATCTGAGCTTTGACAGATCCGGCGGAACCGCCCTTATCAACGCCCTTGGCACGATAGCCAGTGCCCTTCCATGTCTTGATTCTGTCCGGCTCTGCGGAATCGCACCACATAGGCTTATTCGTCGGTATAGCATGCTGAATCGCCAGCGGAATGATCTCCGCTGTTTCTTTCTCATGCACATATATCTCATCGAGAATGTATATATCATCATCTTTGATACCCAGAAGCAAGATAGCGTTCGCATGGTTGAAGCCGAAGTCCTGACCAATTGCGATATCGTCATAATCATTCAGATTCTGCGATACATCTGCGACCTCCCAGTTATGAAGAATCAAGCCGCCTATCTCGCCCCATTCGCCAAGACCATATATCTTGTAGCCTTCAGGATCTACTTCTTTTCTACGCATCATACGGCGATGATACGCCGCATCAATAAAGCGGTTACCAAGATATGTACTATGGTGCGTCAGCACATCCGGATCATATCTGTCAAAATAGACCTTCTTTATCCAATGATTCTTATTCACAGGGTTGAAGGTCATTCTAAGCTGGTAGAACTGTCCGGGCGGCAATTCTCCACGCAATCTATCATCTATAATTTCCACATCTGCCTGCGTCAGCTCTGTTGCTTCTTCGCACCACACATCTGTGAGCTTTCCCTTCTGGAATGTGATTGACTTAAGCTTCTCTCGTTGTTTATCATCATTCATTCCACGGAATATAATGCGGTTGCCATTCGCCCGACATTCAAGCGACAACGGCGATGTGGTCATCTTCCAATATCGCTCCGCCTTGTCTCCAAACATCCGATACACGGCACCTGTGAGCTCTGCATAGGTGCTGTCTCTGTTTGTGATATCTGACTTACGGACACACACAAGGTTCCTGCCCTTGTCCTTCATTAGCCGGAGAATGTAGTTCTGCGCTGTGTCAACACTCTTCCCGGATCCTGCAGAGCCTTTCATCACAATATATCGCTTCGTGCTTCGGTCTACCTCCCGGAAACACGGATTTGCCTTTACATTCAGATTCAATCGGCATCACCGCCGGTATCTTCTTCATCTCCATAATCGATAGTCACATTCAATTCCATATCGACTTTCTCTTCCACCTTCTCGGTGTACAATCCATATCGCTTGCCCAGAAGCTCCGCCGCCTTCAGCTTGTCCTTCTCAGATGGCTCTTTCTCCATCTTCCGAGCCTTTGTGCTTCCATCGCCCAAGCCTTCAATCACAATCTCTGTCGATTTGCTCTGTCCACGAAGCACGGATGTGAGATACTTAAGCACCTCATCCTGATCGGCAATTAAGGCTTTTTCTTTCTCGGCTAGTCTATTGTCTATGTACTCCCTCATAGCTCTATTAAATTTTGAACTTGGTTTTTCTTGGCTTTTTTCATTCAGCCAATCACTTGCCTTATATGCCGTTTTCTTCGAATACCCTGCTCTGATAGCTGCTTGTGTGGCATTCAGATCAATCAGGTATTCATCACAGAATCTCTGCTGTTTGGCTGTAAGCTTAGCCATCACAATCACCATCCTTTACAATATCCATCCAAACAAAAAGCCTACCGCACCGGAGGATATGATCAGCTAAAGAGTACGGCAGGCATAAAGCAAAAGGCACCATGCAAAATGCACGATGCCTTTAACTTCCATTTATGATACATTAAATATAACACAGATTTCTCGTCTCATGTTATACAAATAAGTCAAAAAAATTACAACTTTTTCACAATCTTCATACTGATTTTAGGTGTACACGTTCATACTGTATCCATTTTTGATGCATGCCACCACATCGCCCAGCAAATTTTCATCAACGATCCCCTCCAGCATATCCGCTACATCCTGTGCAACATAATCCACATTGTAACTGTTAATGCTTCGATCAATGATATCCGTCACAACCTCCATATCATACGGTACATCCATGCCGGCACTCTTGTATGTTTCAGCATAACTTTCCAATCTGCTCTTTAATCTTTCCGGATCAATCAACTTTCCCATAGATTTTACCACCACCCTTTATAATCTCGATCACATCATCTAAGTTAACTACAAGTTCTCCGCCCATGCCGTCATTCCCGAACCGTTCGTATGATGCTTCCTTTAACCGCTCCAAAACATTGTCTACGTCAAAAACGGTCGGTTGCTTGTCAATAATTTCAATCAGCGTATTCTGCAACACACAAGGATATTCGGCAACTGTCAATATGTTCTTCAATTCATCTGCATCAATCAGTCTCATTGCTTGCCCTCCTGTTCTTTTATCAGACAATAATTGTAAGCCATACAGCCATCACAAGTCTGTCTTTGACATCCTTCCTCTAAATAATCCGCTCCATCTTCCATATATTCAGCTTCGCTCATTTTCATCACTCCAATCTAATTTCTGTCCGCACTGATGGCAGTAAACTAAATCACTTCTGATTATTCTTCTTTCGCATACTGGGCATAACCATAATGCTGTACAACCTAAATTTGCAATATATATCGGTTTCTTCGGTATCTTCTGCTTTTCTCTCGACGCACGGCACTCTTCTATGCTTCCGATTTCTCTGTACTTCTGTACTTCTTCAAGTGCCTGTATTGCCATCTTTGCCGCTTCTTTTGATACGTTACTTCCAAATGGTAAGTCAATGTTTTGTTGAAATTCCTTAACCGCTTCACTCTTTGTCATATTATCCCTCGCTTTCTAACTCTGGATTGTCAAATATATTGCCTGTAACTTCAATTTCAAAACTCTTGAAGCTCCACAAATTCCACTTTGCACCGATTGAAAATACATCTGATTTGACGCAAATCCAAGAGAACTGATAATAATTGTCCTGCCAAAATGCTTTATAAAAATTACCATGTTTATCTTTTACAACATCATTCTCCCAAATCATCAACTCTCTTCGCCTTGAATAAATATCTATCGTTCATATTCTCTCCTCCGCCTCTGATTGAAGCCATTTAACCCACTCTCCATGTTCTTCTTCACTCGGAAACTCATGTTCCATCCACTGATAATCCGACTTTACTTTGCAAAGAAAAACAGCCAACTCTTCATCTGACATATTTCTGACCCTGTCGGCATTTGTTATTGGTTCATACTTATCCATATGCATATTGGCACAATCACAACATGGTTTTTCGCTTCCCTTTAAATGTTCATACTTACATCCACTGCATCCATTGTCTCTCATTTTTATCATCTCCTCCTTTTCGCCCGCTTTACAGCATCTCGTTTCATATCCAGATAATCGCTCAAAGCATCTTTTTGTTTTCTAATACACTCATTTTTCTTCCGTTGCTCCGTGGCGAATGCTTTGTAGCCTTCACACTCGCCATGGCAACCTACCTTTCTGTCCGTACATCCTTTACATGGATATTCACTCACAGCTTCAACCCCTTCCGAAAACGATACTTCCCGCTGTTCTCCGGAAGAGCTTCTAATGTATCAAGCACGCCCTGAACGTGAGCAAGTGCCCTTCCATGCATGGTTGACGCCCACGAATACGATTTCTTGTTATCCGCTGCCACATCGTCAAGGTCCTTGCCTTGAATATAGAGCTTGTGCAACACGTTATACTCCTTGACCGGAATCTGCTGAATCACTTCGCTGATCTCGCTCTTAACATCTCTGAGCCTTGCCACATACTTATCAATATCTCTTGCAGCGTCAATAGCCATAACGACCGAATCTTCCATCTTCTGATTGGATCCTGACGACTTCACACGCTCATTATCCGTCTGTCCGGACAATGAGCTTGCCAATGTAAGCCACTGCTCCCGCTCGATCATCTTGTTTGTGATCACAGCATCAATCTTCTGTACCTGCTGCAGATAGTTCTTTACGTTCATTTTTCTCAACAAAATCACGCTCCCTTTTCATCATCCTTTACGATAACAAATGCAACATCCTTACGTTCCATATACTTCTTAATCTTCGAAATCTGGAACGTAGCAAGCTCAATGATCTCAAGCTTGCCCGAATAATTTCTCTTAATCATGCAGACGTTCTGATCGTCCATCAGATTCGGAATAATCGTCTGCCCTGTTATTTCTTCTATGTACATGCTCATATCCTCCATTTTTGCGCAAAAAAATACCAACCATCGAATAATGATGGTTGGTATCAAATACATACACTTTTATGCTCTGTACTTAGGATATTTATCTTTATATTTTTGTCCATTTTCACAATACGGACAGTAGAAATAATCTTTTTTGCATCCTTGTGAAGCTTTGTCATAAACTTGATCTGCGGAAAGACATCCCATTTTATCTAGTCTATCATATTCTTTATCAAATTTATCCATGTCCTCTGCACTTATAGTGTCTACTACACCCTTATTTTTGCATGTTAAACAAAACTGTTTTGTGTTATCAATTAAACCCATAATACATATCCTCCTTCGTATTGGTAAGGATATTATACCACTCCAACCATCACTATTCAATTTTCAAAGTTCGACAAATTTCGACGCTACATCATCTGATCTAATGGCAACTCCATCTGAATTGCCGGATAATCTTCCCACGGAACTCCTATGTAATCGAGAACTCTTCCCCAGCCATATTTCTCTCCAGTCTCTGGATCTGTACAACACCGGTACATGTAATACTCCCATTCTTTCTGGTTACGCTCTCGCAATTTATCAAATCTATGTGGTCTTTTCTCCATGTGAATGCCAAAGCCACACATACTACATCCGGTTCGCTGTGCTCCTGTAGTCCGAAGATTTCCGCACTGATCCTGTACTACATCGCCGTAAATATCTGGTATAATGCTATCCACCGGCTCATATGGTATTACATTTCCATTCTTGTCTTTGCTGTAAGGTTGCTCATAGTACAACTTCTCAAACACATCCATGTTTTTGTGATACCAATCATCCATTTCCAATGCCAGCTTTAATATGTCATTTCGCATATACGGAGCAAACGGAGCCGATCGCATTGTGGTTTTTCCATAGTAGTTGCATCCGTGATCGGTAAGCGCTTCTTCTCTCTGCCCGCCTTCCGATGCCATCATTCCAAGATACGGATAGCTCTGATGTTCCCTAGCCCAATCATCACAAGGCTTCTCTTTGAGCCAATAGCAACAATCATTTGATACCTTAAAATTCGGTTTCTGATAATTCACTCCTTCATTTTCGTTTTCATATCCTCCAAACAATTTCAACCACTTCTGCGGCAGTTTCATCCGACTATTCTTCTGAAAATGTCCGAGTTCTCCACATTCACCTGTAATAATCGCATGTCTGACCGTTTTATTCTTTTCCGTCGGATTCTGTAACAATGCAATCTTACCTGCTATACGCTTACTGATTACCGGAAATCCAACCTCATTCAACACCTGTGTCTTTGTCTTATATGAATGCAGAATTGTCACACCAAGCGCTTTGTGCACTTTCTGAATACTTGCATCTTCCAGACTCGATACTGATATTGCCGGTACATCAATTCCGATGGATTTCAAGAATACATGCAATGTAATGCTATCAAGTCCACCGACACTGACATGTGCTACTTTCCTACGTTTATCCATCTCTTGAAGAAATTCTATTGCCCGGAGTTCTGACCGCTTCTTTTTTACCTCATATGGCTGATACTGCATGGCAATCATCCGGCTTTTTGCTTCACGCTTCTGATCTTTCCACTTCTGGAATTCCACATCCGGCTTGTCTATCTCAATATCTTCCAAGAAGTCAAATTGTTCCTGTTCCATATCTACCTCCTACGCAAACATCAACTGTCCATTTGCTCCCTCTGCTACTCTCATATTTGCTGTTCTTCTTGCAACACACATTTCCGGAAGATTTGCTCTCACAAGTGCAGCCGGTATCGGTGGACACACTGCATTGCCGCATCTTCTTACCTGCTCCGTTCTCGGATATGTCTTGCCAGTATAATCATGATCAATAATGTAATCATCTGGAAATCCCTGGCATCCATATAACTCTCGTGGTTCCAACATTCGAAGTCCGATATCCGCAATCTGGTAATCAACACCCTCAATCGTTACAAGACCAAATCTATCCTTTGTGGTAACCGTGTCTAATGGTTGTTCAATGTCCTGTCCAGTAGCATCACCATAGTATTTGATTAGAAATGCCCGGACTTCTCCAAAATGCCCTGCAGACGTTGTCACTGTATGTAACGGCTCTCTTTCATCTTGTCCCACGCATGTCTTATAGAACTTGCTTAGAAACGATGTAACCAATCCATATCGGTTGGAACCATCAACTGTCATGATCGGATCTCCTATAGTCTGTCCACGCACTTCTCCCTTCGCTGTCTCAGAATGATACTGGATCAAGGTCGGACTGATTAAGCACTGTTGATTTCCAGTTGTAATCGTATGTATTGGATCTTTACAGTTTCCACCTGAATGATTTGTTGTGTTTGTTCCCATATATGGTGCAAGTTTCGGCTCCACAACTCCATATCCATGCTTTCCTGTTATGGTTGGCATCGGCTCCCGGATATCGTTTGGTCTACGATCGCCGCTGTGGTTGCACTGAATGATAAACGGCTCTGGATTTCCTATCACAAATTTCTTTATCCCTCTTGCAATCCGTTCCATCGTCTTCGGTGCCAGCGGACGTACTGCCCGGATACCATATTTTTCTTTAATCTCTTCAGAAGTGTCAAAAATGCTCGGACAAGGCAGGCTAAAATCAAGTTGCGTGTATGCTCCAACATAAGGTTTAAGCAACCCTGCCTTGACTTCCTCACTGTCCGCCGGTGCATGTGTGGGTTCCGGCCAGACAATAGGCTTTCCGTCGCATCTTGCAATCATAAAGAATCGCTTTCTCATTGTTGGAGCTCCATAGTCCGCTGCAACAAGCTCCTTGAATTGTACTTCATACCCTAACCCTTCAAGTTGTCTTACAAACCGTTCAAAGGTCTTGCCCTGTTTGTTCTTAATTGGGTGATGGCGTCGATTTAATGGTCCCCATGTTCTGAACTCTTCTACGTTCTCAAGCATGATCACTCTTGGTCTTACAAGACCTGCCCACCGGCAGGCTACCCACGCAAGACCACGAATATTCTTGTCTTTAGGTTTTCCACCTTTTGCCTTACTGAAATGCTTACAGTCCGGCGAAAACCAAGCAAGTCCTACCGGATCTCCTTTACATGCTGCGATCGGATCTACCTGCCACACATCTTCACAATAATGCTTTGTTCTTGGATGGTTGGTTTTGTGCATCTGTATAGCTTTCGGATCATGATTGATGGCTATATCAACGCTGTATCCTGTTGCCATTTCGATGCCTGTCGAAGCTCCGCCACCGCCAGCAAAGTTGTCTACAATAATCTCTCCATGTATCACTCCATCACCCCCGGCATAAAATCGAACAGCGTCAGCTCGTCCATCTCGTTTTCTGCTGCCTGCAGATATCCAACTCCATCTCGGAAATAATTAGGATTCAACTCACAGCCTTTACCATATCTTCCCATCTTAACCGCCGTCATTGGTACCGTCATAAGTCCGCCGAACGGATCATATACGACATCTCCCGGATTGCTGTATCTATTGATGATTCTCTCCACAATATCAAGCTGCAACGGACATACGTGCATCTGCGCTCTTCTCCGGCTCTGTGTCGTGTTAAGCGTCCGCATCCGGTTGATATCATCCCACACCTCAAGCTGGTTCCATGATCCCGGAGCAACCACCATGAATGTCGCCGGCAGTCTGCCGTCATTATCAAGCTCTTTTGCAAGCTTCACATGTTCTTCATAGTTGTACACGCTCTCTCTGCTGTATTTCCTGTATGCTTTCTGCAGATTATCCACCGATATCTCTTTCAACTCATCCTTACTGATCAGACGATTGCCCGATGATCTCCAATAACCGTGCGCATCTATCTGCCACTGTGCTCTTGTGTACTCTTCCTTGCTCTTTGATACTGGATCATCTGCATATGCTTTGCTATGATCCGTTGGTAACTTTCGGAACAATAGGATATATTCCGGGCATCCTACACCCATCTTGGTACCATCCTTGCACTGTTCAGACCAGCCAAGGCGGTATGTCTGATTATTCTCCCGTACAACATCCGTCACAACGGTGATCATGCCGAAATACATAAAACCATGTTTCATGTAATGTTCGATACAATCCGCATGAAACGGCTCGATCGTCGGCATCCCGGTACCAGTCGCATTTCCAAAAAGCACTCTGTCCTTAACGTGTACTGCTGCCACTCTGCCAGGCTTTAAAACTCGCAGAAGCTCCGGCGTCAGGTAGTCCATCTGTTCAAAGAACCGCTCTGTATCCTGATTGTGTCCAAAGTCGTTATAATTTGCGCTGTACTCGTAGTGATTGCCGAATGGTATCGACGTATGTATCAGATCAACACTGTTACTTGCCATGACACGTGTTTCTTCCACACAATCGCCGTATACTGCTTCATAGTGATTTCCTCGCACGGTTCGTTCTTCTCTTGTTCCTTCCACTCCCATCTTCCTTTCCAATCGTTCAGCTTTATTCGCTGAATTCAGTCCATATTTCTTCACGATCTCAACCATCCGCTTGACCATGTAATTGTGATTCTTCCATTTTTCCAGCAGGGCTTCCTTGATCTGCCGCTCGTTCTCCATGTAGATAATGTCAATCACAACCGGCTGGCTCTGCAAGAACCGGTAACATCTGTGGATTGCCTGAATAAAATCATTAAATTCATAATCAATACCAAGGAATATTTCCCGGTGGCAATATCGTTGGAAATTACACCCAGAGCCGGACAGCGATTTCTTTGTTGCAAACAGCCGTGTCTTTCCATTCGAGAAATCAATTACACGCTGTTCTCTCATCTCATAGTCCATAGCTCCATAGATATCAACTGTCTCTGGCAACGCTTTTTTGATTGCATGCCGTTCGCTCTCCAGATCGTGCCACAACAAGAAATGATCATCCGGCGAAGCATCAACAATCTCTTTCATCTTCTGCACCCGGATGTCTATGCTGTCCCGCTTAACTGCTGCCGCTTCTTTCAATCCTTCTGCCGCTTCCTGAAAGAGCTGCATCTGTCCGTCCCTGTCCGCTGTATCTCCGTAATGAATCGGTATCTCATGCCATCTGACATCAAGCGGTGGCAGATCGTATCCGACATCTGAGTAGTCAGGATTGAGATCAGACGGCTTTGTAACGAACAGCGCCCAACTTGACACCCACAACCAGAATTCATCTTCCATATTCGGATACAGCGTCAGGTTGTTTGCCTTTGTACTATCCCGCTGGAAGAATCTTGTCAGTGCCTGTCCGGTGTCCATGACTTCCAGATATCCGGCATAGTGTATAAGCTCCTTGTACTTATTCGGCGATGGTGTAGCCGTTGCTACGAGCTTATATGGAACGTTCTTGAATTTATCCAAGAATGTCTGATATGTCTTACTTCCAAAGCTCCGGAGTACACTTGCTTCATCCAGTGACGTTGCAGCAAAGTACGATGGATCTATATCACCATCTCTCACTCGCTCATAGTTCGTCAGCACAATCTGACTGTCACACGCCTTGACCTCGTCCATCGTCCGGCAATACTCCGGCTTCTCATATCCAAGCAGTTCCACCGCATCTCTGGTGAACTCCTGCTTCACTCCAAGTGGCAGAACAATCAAAGCTCTGCCGCCGGTATGTTCTGCTGCCAAATGGCAGAACTCTATCTCCTGTACCGTCTTTCCAAGACCGAATGCTTCAAACAATGCCCGTCGTCCGCCCTTAAGTGCCCATGCAACGGCATCTGACTGATGTGGTTTCAATGCCGGATTGATCTTTGAACGATCAACCGCAAATCCGCTGTCTGTTGCAAGGTCGATTTTGCTTTCTAAAAATTCTCTATATGTCATGTCACACCTCACTTGCAACCAGTTCTCTATTGCACAGCTTCTTGATCTGTCTCACTCGTTCAAACGATATACCGCACATTTTCGCTGTATCGGTCATGCCATATCCCTGCAGCATGCACCGCATCGGCTTCTGTGTTCTCGGAGACAACTGATCTACCATATGTTCAAAATCCATCATCGTAATAAGTTCTCCGATACAATCGTGTCTGTCTTCCAGAAACGAATCCCCATAACTGTCACCATCATCATTTACAATCTTGTCGAGTGATACATACTGTGGTTTCTCGACATCTTTCCAGTGAAATGGTGTACGTACTGTCACATCTCCAAATTGAATGTATCTTTCCACATATCTGTTGATATATATACCGATATAATTTCGATTTAAGTGTTCCAGATCCTTGCTTCTGTCAATGGCTTCCACCAGTGCAAGTACACCTTCCTGTATGATGTCATCGTAATTTGGGAATCCATGATATTTATTCAAATGAAAATACACGAGTTTGATATTCTCCATGATCTTCTGATTTCGCAGTTCAATTCTTTCTGCCTTTGTCAAATCCATTCACCTCCTGTTGAAAGAGAGCTTCCATCTCATCAAGCGCAGATACACGCTCCTGTGTCGGTTGTATACTCTTAGGCATATTGCTCTGATATCCTCGTCTCTGTTTCTGCCTGCGCTCATTCACTGCATTTACTACCCATCGAATAATTGCGAGATAATGAGACTTTGTTTTGTAACCTTTCTCTTCAATGTACATATCAAGAAATTCGATTGCATCGTTACGAATATCAGCTCCGTACTTATCTGCGAGCTTGGTGAATTCATCATCCAACAGCATCACATTTCCGAATGGTCCATATGAATGCTTTGCGGGTGCGCCCTCTCTTTCATTTACTTTCATTTCATTTACTTTTATTTTATTTGTGGGGTTTTTACGGGATTTACTCTCATTTTTAACGGATTTATTATGGTTTTTACTGTATTTATCCGAATTTTGGGTGACTTTAATAAAAGAAGCGGTCTCCTCTTCATTCAAAAGCCATATCTCACAATCAACTATGATTTCACGTCTAAGGCTCTTTGCCGCCTCCTGATAGCGTTTCTGTATATTCTGGGAGGTAATGATAGTGTCCGAACTAGCAAGTGTGATCTCAACGATTAGTGACCGACTAGCCAAGAATGTCATTATCTGCTTCATTGAACCCTCGGACAGCCCAAGGGATGCTATCGCTGCATCCTCGCTGTCCTCATTCCATACGATGTAATAACCGTTTTCTCTATATATCTCCGCAAGCAACCATATGTAGAATATCAATCCATCCGATCCGTATCTTGCACTGAGTGCCCGAATCTTTAGGTCTGCGAAGAAATCCGTGTCAAATGGGAAGTACAGCAATCCTTTTTTTTGCGGTCTTGCCATCTGCTCCTTCCTTTCAATCCAGCTATTTAATAATGCTGGTTGCATAATCCTTATAAACATCTTCAAGCATTGTTCGATTACATTCTACGAACTCGCTTCCGGCAAGTTCCTTATACTCTGCCTGAATCTTCTGTCGTGCTCTTCTGACCGATTCTGTTGTTGGAAATCCCAACTCTCGCATATGCAGGAAGAACTGCTGAAGAGGAATCTTATCTACATCTACGCCGTTCTTCTTGCCAATTTCCTTGTACACCATGTAACATAAGCATCCGTCACTGCTCCGAGTCTCTGGATGTTTCTCAAGCATCGCTTTTACAACCTTATGTGTATCTCTGATATTTGCTCCCATCTTGTCACACCTCCCTGATCCGGATGCCGTGTCTGTAGAGCATCAGCTTCCGCTTTATGATGTAATCCTTTGTCCGGAATCCTTTTGTATCCTCTACGACCGTATCTCCGTTGGTATCTATATAAACGAAATCAGCGATATAACTACATGCATGTTCCACGCAAAACTTCTTCATCTTCACAAATCCATTCTTCAATGTGACCGGTCGCAGTTCATATTGCGATGGAATCAGTTCATATTTGACCTGCATCTGCAGATTGCTAATCTCGCCAGTCTGTTCAAGCAAATGAAGCTCCCGGTACCGACACGCTTCCTTCTTGGAATCAAATGTAATACCGTCAACTACCACTTTCCTGCTTCTGTATTTGCTCATGTAACTCCTTTCCCTCTACCGCCATAAATGCGGTAGAGAATGACTTACAATAAAACAAAGAATACTGTGATATATCTTTGTACAATAACCTTATCCAAACAATGCGGCAGCGGCACTGTTGTTCACCTGCTCCGGCGTCGGCATTTCCGCTTCAGCCACCTGTGCACGTTCTTCCTGCTGAGAATCTATCGCCTGTTCCTCAGATGTTTCCGCCAGCTGTGAGGGCTCTGCAGCATCTACATCTGCAACCGGCTCATCTTCTACATATACCTTGGAACCATCTTCTTTGATGTATGCCATGTCGGATTCAAATGCTGACTGCATCTCGATAGACATGATTCCCCACTTGCTGATCAACTGACGGAGCATGGTCTTGTATGCCATTGCGTCGAAGTTCTTATACCAGAAGCTTGAATACATCCACGAATCACGCTGATCGTAATTACCGGCAACATAATCTGCATAAGACACCTTATGCTTCACGCCGTATCTCGTATTGATTGCCGTCATATCTTTGCTGAATGCCTGCGAATATCTGTCAGCATGTGCAAGCATCTGATTTTTGCTCCAGTACATTGACTTTCGAAATCCATTGACAAGTTCAAACATCGCATAATATCCAACCGTCTCCGCTTTCTCTCGTGCATCCCAGTCATTAACCATCAGCTGAATATTTATTTCTTCATTCATCGGATCAAAGCTGACAAACTCACCTTCCTTGATAGCCAGTACAGTAAGCTTTTTATACTGACCGGAGCGGATTGCAAGCTGGATATACCCTTTATATCCCATCTGGAACTGTGCCACCTTCGTACCGGCTTTATTGTCGCTATACGGCACGAGGTAATAATGACCAAGCTGTGGCGATGGGGAAAGCTTCAAGCTCTCTCCCAACAGCGCACCAGACAGGATCGATGGCTTCGTACATTCTGCAAGAGCAGGATTCACGCTGACTGCCGATACTACGCCGGAGATAAACCGCTGCACATTTCCCTTACCAAGTGCCTGCTCAATATTCGCTTTGATATCCATACGATTCAAGAACCCTGTCATTGTCGTGTCCTGAATCTGATTCTGCTTACTCTTAACCAAACTATTCTGTACCATCTTATTTGTCTCCCTTCTTTACAATCGCATCAACTACAATATCTGAAAGCGTCTCGGCTAACTGGTCTAAGATCTGTTCAAATCCGCCCTTCTTGTCTGATTCCATCTCTCTCTTATCCTTCTTCATAAGTTCATCACAAGTGGCATCCGCTAATGTAAGAATCTTTTTGTATTTTTCATCTGCATCCTTCTTGTCATAACTTACACGAAGGTTATGCTTAAAACTACCAAGGATTGATGCAATTTCAACCGCACATATACCTTCATTTCCACTAATTATTGCTGTTCCATTTTCTGCTTTTACCATTTTCATATCCTCCTAAATTGCTCTAAATTCTATATTTCTGCTCTGGAAGAACTCTTTCAGGGCAAGTGCATCTTCGGTTGTAAGAAGTGCCGCAAACCGCACTTCCATCTTCTCCGGCTCTGTGACCGTGTGTTCCGGCTGCTGCTGTTCCGGTACTGATTCTGAAATGATTGCTGTTTTTTCAGACGTCTTCTTTTCTTCCGCTTCCTTGGCACGCCGCTCTTCTTCCGCCTTCTTCCGTGCTTCTGCTTCCGCTTTCTTCTTGGCAATTTCAGCCATCCGCTGTGCTTCTGCAATTGACTTATGCATGTCTAAAGTCTCTTTGTACACTGAAACCGCTTCAAACGCATATTCTGAAAGTTGATTCAGTGTATAAAGATCTGTGCTGATCTGATACATACGTTCCCGCATCTTCTCTTCGATAGATTTCATCGATACAGATGCATTCAGCCACTTCTCATCCCAGATCATATCCAGCTTTACAAATGCCTGAAATCCAATTGTCTCAAAGAGTGCTTCAATATCCTTGCGCTTCTCTTCCTTCAACGTCTGCTCATATTCTTTGATCTGCTTATCAATCAACTGTACCGGCGCATTCACAATATCCGTGAGTTCGCGAATTTTCCGTTCGAATTCATCGTATGGCTTCAAACAATCCTTTTTGATACGGATTCTCTCATCTGACATAGCCTTAATAAGCTTATTCAATGCCGCTCTGTCTGCTTTCGCATCCTTAATCTGATCACTGCCTGTATATACCAGATTCTTATACATCTCTACCTTGCTTGTGATCTCTGCTTTCAATTCTTCATAGTTAAACTGAATTACCTCCGGAAATGTTACCGGTTCTACTCTTAACTCCATTCATATCCTCCTAACTTAATACCAGCTCATATTGAGCATCCTTCCCTACCGAGAGCAGGCGTTTGATACGTTCGCTCTCCCGCTGATCATTTAACTTCTGTTCTGTACATTCCTCACATCGTTCCTGCGGGTCCAGGTGTGCGCCACAGGTCGGACAGATATATCCATACATGAGATATCCTCCTATAAATCCGGCAGTTTCACATGTGGAGCTTTCATATCTTCCACGCATGTCCAGAACTTCCGCTCTTCGTCCGCCAGGTAAGCAATCTCTTCTTCTTTCTCATTTCTGCATACCGTTTCATAGATTGTTTGCTTTGTAACATAACCATCAAATACGGATTTTAATTGTGCTGCGATAACGACATAATCAAATTCCGTAACCATCAGGTAATGCAACACTTGCACATAATAATTTTCAGGTATGTAATGGTCTTTCCAGTTTCTTCTCTGTGAGGAATTAAGAATATTAGTTGTCTTTATCTCTAAAATTCCTTTTTTCCCATCCGGATCTTCAAACCATCCATCAAGACTTGCATGTGCAAATGGATATTTGTCGTTTGTCCACATATTGTTTTCTTCGTAGAAAACTTTCTTTTCCGGAAAATCCAAACTAAACAAAGCTCTTAGATGTGGCTCTGCCTGTATGCCGTACTTCACATATGGCTTGTCCGAGATATCCTCCGGCATCAGATGAAACGCCTTATCCTTCCAGAGTTCCACATTCGTCTTGTATGGATTCTTTCCGAGTATTGCAGATGCATCTGATCCGCCAATCTTCGTTCTGTGCTTCAACCAATCTTCACGATTTGGAAGCACCTGCATCGTAACCATTGATTCACGCTCCCTTCCGTGTTATACTTCTTATTGAGTTATTTGATATTTGCACCTGCGGGATGCCAGTCCCAAGGGTGCTTTTTTTGTAGATCTCGATTGCATGGTCCATATCATCATCGTTGGCGCATTCGATCAGTTCCTTATAGATTACTGCCGCAAGCATCATCCAGAATCCGTAGATCATGCCAATCCATAACAGCACCGCACCTTCTACCATTGCGAATGTCGCCAGCCGGTAGGACCATATAATCATGTCATTGCTCATCCTCTTTCTTCCTCTCTGCTTGTCATTACTGATTTTCCGTGGCAAGTGTGCCCCATGCGATCTGCTCCGCAATACGCTTTGGGTTGTACGGCGGCACTCTACGTCCAGCTTTTAGATCTTTTCGATATTTCAAAAAATCTATAAAAGCGAGATAATTCACATATGTCACGCCGCAGCCATCCAGAATTGTGTGTGCGCCATATCTGCCCTTCTGAACGTACTGATCGATCTCTGCGATTCGACTGGTAACCGTCCGGGCAGATACGTTCATCAGCTTCTGGATCTGCGCCTTCGACATATACGGCGATGCGCTGATGTACTTAATTGATGTGATCTCCATCTTGTTAAAACCTCCTTTTGTATTTAGTAGAACGATAGTTTGCAGAAAAAAATGATAAAACGAATATTTTTTTCATTTTTTCCGTTAGACGCTATCTGCTTGACTATTCTTTTCACTGCTTCTATACTCCCTTTACAGGCTCCCGCCAGAGCCAAGTACATATGAAAGAAGGTGAAATCATGAGAATTTATGCTTGCCTGCTTGGTGAATGGATTGATATTACAGAAACCGCAACCGTTGCAGATTGCCAAAACCCTGTCACATATTTCCAAGAAAACCTGAGATATGAAGATGGAGCACGAAACGCAAAATGCTTTGAGTACGATTACATTCATATCCAGTACCAAGGGAAGGACTACCGGATAAATCCCGCATTTATTCAAATTGTCAAGGAATAAAATTTTGTTCAAGCAGGAGGTCAAGTTCTCTTTGCGGCTCAAACGTCAACTTGGCTTCCTGTTTTTCAAAGCCATCAATTATGATATGATTGATTCTGCTCCATTCTGCACGTGTCATACCTTCAGCAAGAGAAATGATCTGCTTCGCCTGTTTTTTTGTTACCATGCTTCTCCTTTCTATCACTTTAAGTGGATTTTGTTGGCAAAAAAATATAATCTAACGGCATATTATATAATCTCGATAATGTATCAAGAATTGCAAATGATGGTGTAACTGCACCCTTTTCCCAGTTGATTACTGTTTTTTTGCTTACTTTAAGGCTTTTGGCGACATCTTCCTGAGTTAATTTTGCATTTACTCTTGCCGCTGCCAAGCTTATCTTAACATTCTGCAATCGTTATCATCTCCTTTCGCATATCATAATACCATCACTTTAAGTGGATGTCAACACCGAAAGTGAATTTTTTTCATTTTTAGTTGCTATAAGTCCACTTATGGTGTATAATCTCTTTTGTAGGGAGGTGGTAACATGCCATATGAAGAATTCAATAAATTGTTTGCGAAAAATCTAAGATATTATCTTAATAAGTATAATATGACACAAGCAGAGCTCGCAAAACGTCTGAACGTAGGAACCACATCTGTATATAATTGGTGTAATGGCATCAAATCTCCAAGAATGGATAAAGTGGATGCAATGTGTGAATTATTCAACTGTAAACGCTCAAATTTGATGGAAGATAAAGATCAAGTTGAGGAAACACATTACTACGAGAATCCAAAGACAGCAAAAATAGCACAGGAGATCTTCGAGAACAAAGAGCTCTCACTTCTCTTTGATGCTGCACGTGATGCTTCTCCGGAAGACATCCAAACAGTACATACAATGCTACTTGCATTAAAAAAGAAAGAAAAAGGCGAATAAGTCCGTATTATTGTACCTGCGATATGATATGCTCTTAGTCGCAGGGGGTGATATTACGAACGAAGTATTTGTACACTTAATTGATTTTAAGGGAGCAAACGCAAAAGAAACCGTCACTTCGAACGAAGATGGCAGTTTCTCAATCTTTATCAATTCAAGGCTCAATCAGGAACAGCAGACAGACGCTTACTTGCATGCTCTGTCCCACATCACCCGGTTGGACTTCGAAAATAGAGATGCTTGCGTTGACCACTTAGAATATTATGCACACAATAAAATTTAATAAAAGGGGGATTCCTATTATGAAGAAAAAACTTTTTGCAATTATGCTTGCCTGCTCTTTGCTCACTGGCTGCGGAGTATCAAAAGAGTCTAATTTAGGATCTTACGATAATAACTCAACAGAAGCAATTACCGAAGCATCCTATATTGCAGACGACACCGAAACAATCGCATCTGATGAAGATGGCGAAACAGAGCCAACAACAGAATCTGAAAATGAAACAGCGTATGAAATTACTTACACGAATGCTCAAGTTCAAGAATCATATAGTGGTGTAATGGTTGATGTAATCGTCGAAATTGAAAATACAGGTACTTCGGATTTATATTTATCTAACGGAGCGTGTGATCTAGAAGATGAAAATGGTCACTTGGTATCTGCTATGAAAAGTGTACCAACATATCCTAATGTGATTTCTCCCGGAGAAAAAGGTTATATGTCCGACACTATAACGCTTGATAACTATTCTGGCGATTTAAAATTGACTGTTTTACCAAGACCTGATGTTGAAAAAGCATCTATACATAAAACAAGATATGAAATTTCGGATGTAGCAACAAATAATAACGATTGGGATCGAATTGATGTTACAGGAAGACTAACATGCACATCTGATCAGGTAGAATCTGTAAGCTATGTAGCAGCTATATTCTATGATGCCGATCACACGCCTATTGGTATAAGCAATACCGTTATAATGGAAGACCTGAATCCAAATGATACAATTGGCTTTGAACTGAGTGGAATCACACTTCCAGAAGGTGTAAATACAGATACTGTTGCAGACTATGAGATATTTGCATATCCTGCACAATTTCAATAAAAAATAGATAAATAAAAATCCCCCAGGTGCTGGAAACACCTGAGGGTGTCACCCATAAACCGAAGGCTTATGCATAACAAATTCGCAACTTGTATTATACCATAAGCCTTCACATTTTCATAGGCTTATTTTTTTATGCCTATTTTTCAAAGGAGGTTTTAGTATGTGGTGTAATATTCAAAAAAATGGAACTGCAGTTTACCGGGAGCGTTATAAAGATCCTCTGACCGGGAAACTGGAGACAGTTTCAGTTTCAAAGCCAAAAGACACACCCCAAAACAAAAATAAGGCACAGCGAGAACTTGCCGCAAAAATCGAAGCTGCAATCCAAGAACTCCAATGTAATGATAAAACAGTGACTCTTGCACAGCTTCAAAAAGAGTATCTGAAAGCCCAAAGAATCATATACAAAGATAGTACAGTTGATCGGAATGAGAGTGTCACTTCATCTGTCATAGATATACTGAATCCAGATGCAATTGTCAACAACCTGACAGCACAGTATGTAAAATCAAAATTGCTTGAATCAAAAAGCAAAATTAAAACAGTGAACTCGTATATAACACGGTTCAAAGCGATGTTAAATTGGGGATACGAAAACGATTACCATGATAATTGGAAATTGATTACAAAACTCAAACAATTTGATGATTCTTCCGATGATGACGATGAAGAAATTACAACAAAATATTTGGAACCAGACGAAGCACAAAAACTGCTTAACTATATCAAAGACGGCAAGAGTTGGCACTGGTATTATACAACATCAATTCTCATACTCACAGGTCTGCGATTTGGTGAATTATCAGCACTGGAAATATCTGATATTGATCTGGACAATTTAACAATCCGAATCTCTAAAACATATGATTCGAACCATGACAATGTAACTACGCCAAAGACAGACAATTCAAAAAGAACAATCCACATTCAGCCGGCACTTTTAGTAGAATTAAAAAAATGTATGCTATGGCGTAGAGAAATGATGTTGGCAAATAATTTCAGATCCAATATTCTGATTCCAAACACCCAAAATGGAGATCATATGAAAATAGCTAGTTATGAAAAATATCTCAGAGAAACAACGGAACCCCTTCTTGATCGACGTGTGACACCTCATATGCTCAGACATACACACGCTTCACTTCTTGCTGCAAACGGAATGACAATTGATGAAATTGCTCGTCGACTTGGACATGGAAAAAGTGAGATAACTCGAAGAATCTATATCCATGTTACTAAAAAAGTAACCCAAAATGATAATCTAAAATTAGACAAAATAAATCTGTTCTCATAATTTGTGCGCAGTAAGTGCGCAGTAACGCAATTTTCAACCATTAAAAAACGGCGGAAACACTTGATTCTACGTGGTTTCCGCCGAATAAAAAAGATGCCCAGAGCCGGAATCGAACCAGCGACACGAGGATTTTCAGTCCTCTGCTCTACCAACTGAGCTATCTGGGCATGTATCTTATGTAATTAGTAGCGGGGACAGGATTTGAACCTATGACCTTCGGGTTATGAGCCCGACGAGCTTCCAGACTGCTCCACCCCGCGATATTAAATTATTCCTAAATAGGAAAAGTGGGCGGAGGTGGATTCGACCCACCAAAGCATAAAGCAGCAGATTTACAGTCTGTCCCCTT